TTTATTTCTTAATAAAGATGACTTTAAGTTTTGTAGTTTTATAGTTAATTTAGGTTTAGATGCTGTTTTATTAACTTTTAGATAGTTTTTACTTGTTTCTCTACTTTTCGTTAAACTGCCTAGTTTATCATTAGTAGTATTCACATTATTATATAGTGATATAACGTCCAATGCAGTAAAAGTGTCACTTCCTAAGTTTTTTAATCTAAATCCAGTTAATAATAAGTTTCCTGTTTTTGCTTGTTTAGTTATTGGTTCTGTGAGTAAAAAAATTCTGTAAGACCTACTGCCTGCTCCAGTACCCAAAGAATACCTAAAAAATACAAGATCTCCTGCTGTAGCTGAGGATTGAGACCTGGGGACAATAGCGATATGATTATTAGAATCAATCCCTGTTAAAAAATTCTTAATTTCTTTTGAAAAAAATTTCATCTTACAATATAATATATAAATTACTCAAAACCAAACAATGAACACAAACAATAGCCTGGATATAGATATTATTGATTTTCTTGATCTTATAAATGAAACGCTTAGTTATTCTTTTATAGAAAAATGGAGACATAAGTATAGTGAAAAGTTTATTAAGCACTTTCAACTAAAGATACTTGATGCTATGAATAAACAAAAGCCTATAAAAATCAGTATTCTATATAACTACTTAACTAAGAAGTGTAAGTATTCTAATGATCAGGTTATGAACTTCTTTGATACAATAGATATTGATATTTATAGACCTTTTATTTATGGGAAGTTAAAGAACTAAAGTATTTAGTCTTCTTTCTTCTTTTTTTGTTGTTTACTCTCCTCAATAGCGTTTTGTACAGTAATACCATCACTATACTCTGGGCAATGCTTCTTCTTCCAAGCACACCAGTTACAAAACTCATTACGAGAAGGTCTTAGTTCTTCTTTCTTTTTCTTTCGTATCTTCCAGACCTCATCCACAATGTTCCTCAAGTGAGCATTAATTTGTGGAGCACTATATTGGATGTGTACGAAATTGTTAGTTAGCGGATAATAATGTGCCGCTACTATTTGGGAAAAAGGTACATTGTAGAGTTTGCTGATCGCGTAGACGTAACCTTTGAGTTGGCTGTCTTGATACAACTCTACTTTACTCTTCTCACGCTTGGAGGTCTTGTAGTCGATGACCATGTATCCACCATCGTCTCCTTTGATGATCCTATCTATCACTCCATTAAGGGTAATGTCGTCTTTGACTGGAACTTCAAACACAAGCTCAGTAGCAACGGACTCTCCTAGTTTCGAGTTGAACTTCAAAAAGTTCTCGATACATTTTAAATCCTTGCCGTTGTACTTCTCTGATACGTTGTATGAACCCTTCACTTCCTCAGCAATACGCACTAGCTCGTCTTGAGTCGTTGCGTTCACGCCTTCCTCAAGGATCTTGTGGACGTATGATCCAAAGTGAAGAGCTTCCGTGTTGGTCTCTTTTGGCTCAGGTAAGCGTTCTACATAGCGGTAACGATATTTCAATTGACATTGTTTAAAGGTTTGGAATTTTGATTCTGATATAGTTTTTATGTACATAATAGCACCTCAGTTTATTAGAGAGTACCTTACTGAAAAGTTTGGAACTATCGGGCGTTTATCATCTACAGGTACAGAGTTTATCATGGAGTCTCTTTTCGTGAAAAACGACTGGAAAAAACACATGAGCGTCAATGTAGATAGTGGTCTCTGGCAATGTTTCAAAACAGGAAAGAAAGGAAACTTTATCTCTCTGTATGCTCAGGCAGAAAATATTGGATACTTCCGTGCCCAGCGAAATCTAATTCTTCGTAACTTTGGCAATATACAAGAAGAACACATTCAGGAAATAGATAGAACTTCTCAAGTTCCGAAATTGCAGGAGGAAACACTTACTCCTATCAATATTGAGTCCTGCTACTCAGATGATCCTGCTGTCGTAGAAGCTTGGAATTATCTATTTGCGCGTAGGCTTTTCAACGAAAATAAAGAAGAGCCAGCCCCTTTCTACCTTTGTAGAGAGGGTAAATACAAGGATAGAGTGATTATTCCCTTTAAAAACGATGGATATATCTACTATTTCCAGGGTAGAGCACTAGGGGACCAAACTCCTAAATATCTAAACCCAAGTCGAGAAGAAGGTCCAAAAGCGTCCGATATTCTCTATCCTTATGATGAAGACGCTGATATTCTAGTTGTTTGCGAGGGTCCACTAGATGCTCGCTCTTTGCAACTACAAGGAGTGAATGCTACTGCTACGATGGGGTCAAATATCAGCCACAGCCAAGCAGAGATACTTTCCCTCTTTCCTGGCAAGATTATCATGGGATATGATAACGATGATGCTGGAAGATTTGGTATTAGTAAGTTCGATACGCTCAGAAAAGAGATGAGGATGGAGGAATTTTATGTATGTCCTCCACCCTCAAAATATAAAGATTGGAATCAGGCCCATGTTAAGAGTGAATCACTCAATACTTGGATTACTGAAAATAGTAGGTTATATAGTTACGAATACAAAATATTTAGCGATCTTAGCTTATTGTAAAGTAGTATGGAGGAGTAATAATAGTTTCGTTAAGTAGATTATACTTTAAAACTAGGCGATAGGTGCCCGTTAGTCCTCCAAAATCAGCCACACTTCCATGAGTAGCAAGCGTAGTAGTGTCGAATCGGAATAATACTGTGTTATCTGATGTTACATCAATAAGAGAAGCAGTATCAGAATAGCCAGATACGGTAACAGTTGCGGGAAGAGATACAGTATCCTCATTTACCTTTTCAATTTTGATTTGAGGACTAGTTATCATGGAGTCCTTGAATATATTTTTAATGCTTTCGTCAATATCCTTGTTTCCTATCGTAATTTCCGTTGTTAACTTTAAGTTTTCAATAGAATTAAGAGTTAGATGCTTATTTATCAACCTATTCTGAGCAGTTAGAATAAGTGGTTGAGTTATAGAGAAAAAAGTATCATCATATAAATGGAAATCGTTAATTAGGGTTTGATAATCAGAACCAGCAGCAAATTTTATTGTCCATGCGTCAATATAATCATTTACTGCTGATGCTCCATTAGCAACCGTAAGAGAAGATCCATGTAAGTTATAAACTCCGCTAATATCTTGTGTTCCGTCTAGAATACAAACGTATTCTCCTTGAGCCATACGGTAAATACCACTCAAACAGGCTGGATCTGTAGCAGGGTTGTAGCTAGTAGGATCAAGAGCAGCTCCAGCATCATTAGCAGAAGCAGTAAAATGCATTAGGATAGTGCTCTCAGGTACTGAGGATGCTACTAAGTTATTTGATAAGATAGAACTAGGTGAAGTATTTGCATACTTAGTAAACACCGTAACCCCACTAATATCGTAAGGGTCATAGTATTCTCCATCGTTAATAAAGAAAGTTCTTAGTGCTACTTTCTGTAGTACTGTGGGTCTATTGTGTCTATCAACTACATTAGTGGTGTTTACTTGCATTATTTTCTCTTTCTACCTCATCTTTTAGTATCTTTAGAAATACTGTTCGTTCAGAACGAGTCATTGTCTTTACATCAGAATATGTAAAGTTTGCTCTTTTCACTAGTATATAGGCTTCTAGAAGAAGGGAATCAGTATCAATTACTTCTTCTAGTTCACGTCGAAAAAACTTGCATTAATTGGCAATTCTTGTAAAGAAGCCCCTCCGCAGTCAGAACAGACAAATTTAATTTTAGTATTTAATCCAAAATCAGTTTTAAGCTGTTTTAGGATTGTTTTTACGTCTTTAAGAGGTAATTTTTGTAAAACTTTTGCGATAATAGCTTTATCTGTATGTCCATCTATCTCAGGAATAAATCTCCAAAGATGAGTTAGTCCTTGTTCTGGATCTGAAAAATATTTCTCATGTTTTACTCTTGGAAAATTTATTTTTACTTTTTTATTTAATATAGGTAAAGTTATTTCTTTAGGTTCAACCAAAGAGTCGTCGGCACCCTTAACAGCTAAATCAGAAAGTTTAATTATAACATTATTATCCTTTTTACAAGAAGGACAAATTATAGTTGTATGATAATCATCTCCATACGATAATTCTCTTAATTTCATAATCAGATATAATTTATCTGCTGAAAGGATTTCTTGAATATTTAAATTTGTAACACATTTTTGTAAAATTAAATTAATAGGATCGTCATTTCCTTTTGAACTAAGCATAATTCTCTCATCTTCAAAGGTCATAGGACGTATAGTTATGGGGCCTTCTGGATCAGGTAATGTATAAATTCTGCACTCTGATGGGAGTGCAATTTCTACTGCTGTATCTTCTGGAACATCATTAAGAATAGCATTAATAATTTCTTGTTGTGCTTCAATATTTTGTTGATTTGGTTCTATCATATAAATCTCCTTATAGATTATACACTATAATAGTGTAATGAAAATCTATGTTGGTACTCAAAATTCAAGGATTGAAACTGATAATCCTGAACTTCTAAAAGCCCTTTGTGACCTTTATTCTTTTAAGGTTCCTGGGGCTGAGTATTCGTCTGCTTACAAACGCCGACATTGGGATGGTAAGCAGAGGTTTATCGCTCGTAATGGTTCTTTTCGTACTGGTCTATTATCTAGGGTACTTGCGGATTTAAATAAAATTGACTGTGAGCCAGAGATAGTAGGAGAAGACGGAACTGAATGCGACATCTCTAGAACTCCTCTAAGTCCTCCTAAAATAAAAGGTTTTTCCTATTACGACTATCAAGAAGAACTTATCTGGGCAGGGCTGAATAATAAAAGAGGTATCATCCAGTCCCCTACAGGTTCAGGTAAAACTTTGATTATGGCTGGGATTGTCAAGGCGTTAGAGGGAAAAAAGATGGTGATCCTCTTCAACGCTAAACAACTACTCAAACAAACTTATGAGTTTCTTACTAAAGCTTGTGGGATGGACGGCATTGGTATTTGTTATGGCGAGGGTTTTATTAGTGGTGACATTATGCTATGCACTATCCAAAGTATCGAAAGGATCCTCGACACCCACCTCGAAGAAGCAGAAGTCCTAATGATTGATGAGTGTCATGAGTTTGCTAATGGTAAAAATACCCTACCTGCCATTCAGAGCTTCCCAAATGCCGTGTATCGCCTCGGATTCACCGCTACACCACCGAGAGACCCTATCCCCCGATACAACCTAGAAGGGGCGCTAGGAGCCGTCATACAGGCAGTAGATACCGCTGCGCTAGTAGAAGATGGCAAACTAACCAAACCTATTATTCAGTTAATAGATAGACCTTATACTGCGAGCGGAATAGACGAAGACATGGGATACTTGGATGTCTATGATAAGTACATAGTCGAAAACGAATCACGGAATAACATCATAAAGGAGATTGTAAATGACATTAGAAAAAACAACGACGGAGCCCGTATACTTATTCTTACCAAATCACTTGAGCATGGAAGAGCCTTGGAAGACCTTCTTGGAGGACAATGCGAATTTCTTGAGGGTGCAAACTCAATCGGAGAACGGTATGAGAGTATATCTCGATTCAGAGGACATAAGGGATCTAGCGTACTCATTGGTACTAAAATCCTCCAAACAGGTGTTAACATTGAAGAAATAACACACATGATCAATGCTCGGGGTATGAAGTCCGAAATAGCAACTCTACAAGCGTTAGGACGAGCATTGAGACGGCATGAATCAAAATCAGAGGTATATATTTATGATTTTATGGATAAAGAGAAATACCTACGAGATCACGCCATTGCCAGGAAAAGGCACTATAAAAGAGAAGGCCACGAAGTAAGAATACTATGAAAGACGCTAAAAGTATAAAAAAGGAAGCAGCGGAAATGCATGAGCAGGATATTAAGAATATCAAAGCTCTTATAGAAGATATTAACCAATTAGTTATAAATAAGAAGATAAATGAGGAGACTCTGCGTAAATTGAGTAATGTTATTACTACATTACAATCAATTAGAGAGAATTATATGTGGAGAATTATTAACTCTGCAAAACAAAATCATATGATAGATTAGAGTTTTTTATCTTCTTCCTTGGATTCTATCTTAAGATCGGTATCTACCCGTACTAGTGCTTGTTCTGATTTATAAGTAGGTTTTTCTTGAAATACGAAAGAATATCCTTGTTTTAAAGCAAGTCCTAGTACAGTTGCTGCAATAACTCCTAACCAATAGGAAATTCTTGCATTCTTTTCTTCTAAAATCTCAACTCTATTTATGATCCCTGCCCCTTTCAGACCACCAGATAAACTATCCATAATTAAATGCATAGTACCTTTTATATCTGAAATATCAGATTTCATTTTATTTAGCTCTTCAAATTGAGCTTCATGAGATACAAGTAAATTAGATATTGTGTGATTTTTTTTTCTAATTTGCATAATCTCTTTTTCTATATCATTGAGATCCATGTTATAATCCTTTTTTAATACTCACAAAAGCGTATTCCTAAATATATACCTATTTTACTAGATACTTTTCTCTCTTTTTTAAGTATTCTATAACTTTTCTAATGAAATAGAACAAGCCCCATTTACCGTAGTCCAGTTTCCAGCGGCAGCTTCTCGGTTTGCTACTATCTCTATGTAATCACCAGCAGTAAATGGATGAATAAAAGCAGCATGAACACTAGCATTATCATGAGAACTACTGCTTCTAATATAACCACTAGAACCTATTGGGCCTCTAAATGTAGTTCCATTTACTCGTAATCTAGCGATAATGTTTGATCTTACTGCTGTACTAGTAGCTGCTAAGTTGAATGTAACTCTATAGTCACCAGTTGTTGCTATACTGATTCTACTAGGATTGGCTACGTCCCACGATAAATCTGAACCGTTAGATGCTACTGCTTGGCCCCAATTTGCTGCAACATTAGTTCCGTTTAGGTCTTGAGTAGCGGAGTTTTGCCTAGCTATGTATGATGCTGCATCTCTCTTTGCTGCTATGTCTGAATCTAGTTGGTCTAAAGCTGCTGTAACAGTAGCACCAGCAACACCAGAATCATTATCTAAATTATCAGAACCTTTGGTAGCAAGCCAAGTATCTGCTCTTGTATCATTATGGTATTGAGTATGATCGTCGTCCGATAAACCAGTAAGAGCACCGTGATCTGTTACTCCTCCTCCACCTCCCCAAGACCCAGAGTTATCAAAAACAGTAGAGGATACACTCTCAAAAGCAGAGCTTAGTTCAAGGTTGGTGGAATTCAGAACGTATTGTGGGTGATCGTCGTCTGATAAACCAGTAAGAGCACCGTGATCTGTTACAATATCGGAACTAAGTTGATCTAATGCATCCGTAACAGTAGCACCAGCAACACCAGATTCATTAACTACTTCATCTGATTCTATTTGTGTAGAGTACAAGTATAAATCAGAAGCAGTAGATCCCCTAGAATAAATTATAACTTCTACAACTTCTCCAATTCCCATCTTACTTAGAGGAGTGGTCATCCAAGTAGCTCCAGCGGTTAGTGGGATAGTAGTTATAGTATATGTTGGATTAATTAATGTTAAGTTTACTCTTCTTCCTGGGGCTATATTACTGAAGTTAAGTCCCAAAGTAGATCCATTAGCGGATACTGCTGTTAGATTTGCTGTTTGTTGTTGAGATTGATCAAAATCAATATCTATACTATAATTATCGGGAAGACCAAGAGTTGTTGTAATATCATATTCTGTTTGTTGGAACCAACCACTTAACGATAAACCAACATCCATACCTAATGATTCTACATTAGGTAAGTCCTCTACTTCTGGTATTGTTTCTACTAATAATTGATTTGCACTTTGGATAAATCTAGGATATCTCCAAGTCATCCTCTCTTCCTTAGTATTAAGAGCAAGATACTGATTATTTCCTGGTGTAAAATCAGTATCTCCATCTCCAAATCCAGAAATAGCAACAGAAGATCCTATATAGCACCCAATAGAGCTTGCTACACTAGATGCCCAAGTAGCACTTGTATTTAAAGTAGTGTTAAATGTTGAAGTCCAAGTATCAGCGTTATCGTTTATAGCAGTATAAGCAGCATCCCAGTTTGCACTATCGGCATCTACAGTAGATTTTGTACTATTCCAACCATCAAAACCTGCTGCTGATGGGAATAAATCGCTAGAATAAGCAGCATCCCAAGTTCCACTAGCACCATTTACGGAGGTATAAGTACCGTCCCAAGTTCCACTAGCACCATTTACGGAGGTATAAGTACCGTCCCATCCATCACTAGCGGAATCTACCTTAGTAAAGGCATTATCCCAAGTTCCACTAGCACCATTTACGGAGGTATAAGTACCGTCCCATCCATCACTAGCGGAATCTACCTTAGTAAAGGCATTAATCCAGTTAGCACTATTGGCGTCTACTGTAGATTTGGTTGAAATAGCGTCGTTTAGAGTATCTTTTAAAGCAAATTCTTGATTATCCGCATTAGTTCCAATTGTAAAGTTTCCATCATTAGAAATACAACTAACACCTACTCCAGAAAGGAATACAGAATCAACTGATTTTATTTGTATATTTCCAACATCTGGAACTAACCTAACATTTCCAGTAGTAGGAATTAAGTTTACATTAGCGTTTGGGTTTATATCTATCTTATTTGTAGAACTAACAAATATGGAACCCCCAGAACTTAAAGAAAGATTTCCTTGAGAACTTAAAGAAAGAACTCCTAGACCTTCTATCTGTATTCCATCATTTATAGTTAAATCATTGGAAAGAGTAGGAGTTAATCCTCCAAGGAAGTTAGCATCGCTTGTGTCCAGTATCGTTGCTGCTTCATCCCAAGTTCCACTAACAGGGTTTACAGAAGCATATACTCCGTCCCAAGTTCCACTAGCACCATTTACGGAGGTATAAGTACCGTCCCAAGTTCCACTAGCACCATTTACGGAGGTATAAGTACCGTCCCACCCATCACTAGTTGAATCTACTTTATTAAAAGCATTATTCCAATCTTCAAAACCTGTTGCTGATGGAGATCCTCCAGACTCCCAAACGAGTCGGTTATCGCTAATTACAGCACTAGCGGTTAATGCACTAGCATATGCTCCGTCCCAATCTCCAGAGGCAGCATCTACCTTAGTAAATGTATTATCCCAATCACCACTAGAATCAACAACAACAGTAGAAACTTGCTCCCAATCAGCAATATCAATTGGAGTACCTCCTCCAATATCCCAAATACCACTTGCTGCTTCTACTGTAGTATACACTGAAGTCCAATCACCACTAGTATCTATTACTACTGAGCAAACATCTCGCACGCCTTCTGGAAGCACACTATCAGATACAAAATCTCCATCCTCCATACCTCCAAGAGATATTGGACGATTTAACTCATCAAGGACTATATATACGAGTTTATCTCTAGATTCAGCCATAATTATACTATCGTTGCTCTTGCGTAAGTAAGACTACTACTATAAACTACATCTGTAACTCCACTAGCAAGGGTTATATCTAAGAATCCTGAAAGATTTGCTGAATTACTAGCAGAGGTTATTGCTAGTGCCAGAGTTCCTTCGTTTATAGTAGAAAATACTTCATTTCCTCTATTATCCCAAACTGCAATAGACCATTTAAATCTACCATCTACCCTACCTTTGGTAATTGCTACTCTAAAATTATCACCAAGTCCTAAAACACTAGAAAAAGTTGCTCCTTCACCACCACCAGATGCTAAAAATTCAGCTTTTTTTGGATCCAATACGACTCTTCTTGTATATTGAGTAATTCTACTAGAAGGTATTCTACCTCTTCTAGTAGATCCTCTAGGAAGCCTAAGAGTCCTTCCTTGAAATCCAAGTTTATTTAACAAAATTAAGCTCCAATAGGTCTTTGATTATCTCTTAACGGATTACCATGTTGAATAACCCCATAGTTAAAAATTAAATTAGCGGCACTATCATAACAAACAACTTTTATTGCTTTAAATCTATGAGCATCAGCAGAGCTTATCTCAATAGGGCCTCCTCCTGTTTGGAATACTACTCCACCAGCAGCAGCAAGATCACCAGCACCAGAAGTAGCTGATAAGTCTACGTCGTTTAAATATACAGAGCTTGGAATAATATGAATATATCCTGTTGTAGCCAAAGTACTATTTGATTCAACAGATAAATAATTACATTCAAGTAAATTACCATCAGTATCAGTTAGTTCTATAATTCCCGAAGCGTCTGCTCCAAAATCTTCAATTTTACAATATGATTTTATTGTTTGGCGCATATTATTTCCTTATTGAGTTTCTTCCTCTGGTTTAATGCCTTCTTCTTCATCTTCTTCTTCTTCCTCTTCATCTTCTTCTTCTGGCTCTTCTTCTCCACCAAGACCAAGTTCAGAGGTAATGTTAGCAATCATTTGCTCAAGATTAGATAGACCATCTAGGATTTCTTCTTGTGAACTAGGTGCTTCTGCCTCTGGAGCTTCTAGTTCTTCCTCTGGAGGCATTTCTTCTGCTGCATGATCTTCCATATCATGATCACCGTCACCATCTCTATCAACAGTATTATGAAGACCTTCCTCGCTGTCATGATCCATCTCATGAGGATCTAATTTACCATCACCATCATAATCATTATCTTCGCCTGTGTCCATAGGAGCTTCCTCTGGAGGCATTTCTTCTTTAGCAGCAAGAGCTTCTTGATCTACAGTTTCATCTGCTGGGTATTCAGCATCCATCTCTGCGGTATCCTGAAGAGCACCAATAAGTTCAGAGACAGAAGCTAGATCAGCAGCGACTCTCTTGAAATCTACCTTAGTATATTTTCCTGCGCTAAAACCCTCTTCTAGCACATTATCATAACCTGCTTCCAAGAACATCTCGTAAAGGTAATCGTTAACATCAATGCATTCTACTCCTGATTTAGTTTTAAGACAATCCCCCGCTTCCGAAAGAACTTGCTTAATAACACTACCCTTTGGAGCTAGGCGTGAGAGAGCTTCAAAAATAACCACTTGGGTATTTGCTAGGCTCTTGAATGAAGCAGGCTCTTGGAGGTTTTGGATATTTACTCCATACTTCTCGTTGATAGCATTAATAAATGCTTCCTTAACTTCTTTCTTTACCTCAAAGATTTCTGAAGCGTATTTCTGAATATCCTTATCGGAAACTCCAATACCGTCTACTTGTGCTAGGCAATTACTAAAAGTCTCGAACAAGCTCTTCTTAGAGGCAAGAGCAAGATATGGAACATCTTGGAAAGCTTCTCCTAGTGCCTCAATTACCTTTTCATCGCTCTCGAAGATCATACCAGCGAGCTTCTTAATAGAAGCGTTAGATGCCCAAACTGCCTCAAAGGACTTCTTGGACTCTAGTAGTTCTTTCTTAACAAGCTCTTGACGGCAAATCATTTCATAGATGGATGAACTAACACCATCCTTGAGGATATAAGTTTTGCCTTCTTCTAGTTCCTCATAAGACATTCTTCTGAAATCAAATGCCTGTGATACGGAGTTTGAGAGGTTTACAGCATTACGAATCTCAGGAACAGAACTAATCTTTTGGAAGTTTTCTTTAAGGAAAGTAAGAACCTGTGGAGTAACTTCAATAAGTTTCTGGAACTCTGAGGACTCAACAATCTTCTCTACTGATTGAAGTCGCTCTGTTTTTTCATGAAGCTTTTTCTGAACGGACCCTAACTTTACTCTACTTTCCCAAAGAGAAAGGATATCCGAAAAAGAATCATCAGCAGAGGAGTACTCTCCGTAGTGGATATTCTCGATAAAGTTATTAATCTTTTCATTAACAAAAGTATCAAACTCAGTACCATCTTCAAATACAGAGGACTCTTGTATTCTAATTTTGGTAAGTTTTACATCCTTATCAATTGAGTAGTGACCGCTAATAACTTTATTACTCTCCGTAAGGTAAGTAACATAAGTGTTATTGCTGTCAATGGAGAATAGTGATACATTCTCCCGTAAAGATCTAGCAAGGCAATCACCTAACTTGACTAGTACCGATATTGTTTTATCTCTTTGTTCAAATAATTTAGAAAACATAGTTATCTCCGTTTTTCTTGAGGCTCTATCTTATATATGCTAGATTTTTGCTGTTGCTTTTGAATAATCCTAGAAAGTACCTCTTTTTTATTATCTTCTAGAACCAATTGTTGTAAGAAACCAATATTTCTTATAGTTTCCTCTGCGGTTGGTGGGATATTTTCAGCGGGCTCTTGACCTCCTGCTTCCCCATATCCTGCCTCTCCCCCAGGAGGAGCCCCCATAGGTGCGCCTCCACCCATAGGAGGAGCTTGGGCTTCCATTCCTGCTTGCTGCTGTTCCATCATTTCTTCCTGATCAGCTTTAAGCTCTTCTCTCATCTTCTCAATTTCATTATCTGTCATATCGAAGTATTCTCTATAGATCTGATCCTTAGAGATAAGACCTAAACCTTGTACTGCCTGAATAACTCTTGTCTTCTGCTCATCAATATCTAGCTTACGCTTGGCTGACATATCAGAAGGTTCTGGTAAAGCTATTCTAATATCTCTAATATAAGTAGCAGGAAACCCTTTTAGTTGTAAGTGGCGTTTCGCAATATTTTCCAAACCAGTTTCTACGTCTACTTGAACTCTTTGAATAGTTCTAGCAAACTTAACATCTAGTTGAGAAAGGTTTGCTTTTCTTTCTGGACTTTGATCCTTTTCTACGATATAATCCTTGGGAATCTTTAACGCAGCAAGAAGTTTATCTCTGTAGTATCTTACGTCCTCAATCTCACCCAGGTTTGTTGCCCCAGGAAGTGTTTCAATCTTAGTACCCCTACCGTTCTTAGTAGGAACAAAGAAGTCCTCATCCATAGACATTGGATTAAATCTAGAATCAACTCCACCCTGACTAGTGTTATAGAACTTTTCTTTTTTGAACTTTTGCTTGATACGCTCGATAAACATCTCTGCCTTACTTGTAGGAAGATTGCCTGTATCGACATAAAAGATTCTACGCTCAGGTGCTCTTGATAGACGATAAATCATCATAGCATCTTCCATCATCTTTAAGGATCTAAAAATCCTGTGACATAAAGCAGCAATGGACTTACCATAAGGATAGAACATTGGGTCAGAAGTGTGCAGACGGAAGTGAACAATTTGATTCTTGTCAAGTTCGATATATTTTACTGGTCGCTGTTGTCCTAATGAACTACCAACTTCTGAATACTGCATATTCTCATGATTAGGTATTTCTTGTAGGAACTTCTTTAAATATCCATACTCGTTCTCGACTCTAAGAATCCAGTTTGGATTTAGAATTTTTATTTTCTTTAAACCTTCTTCTGGCTTATTAACGTCTAGGATAAGCTCTGTAAAGCAATCTCCATACTTAACGGTATTTCTAATAATATCCCAAAGAAGCTTATCAAGACGAAGTGTTGTGAATAATCTCTCAACCTCATCAACGACCATTGAACTTTCAGATTTAACTACCCATCGCTCTTGCTTTGTACCTTTCTGAGTAGTATCATCAGCGTAGATATCAAATGCTGATCCAATCTCAGGATACTCGTCCATCTCTTCATACTCAAGATAGCGTCTCTTTCTATTAAGTTCTAGTTGAGGAAGGATTGGGTTTCTTGAAACTCCACCTACTGCGGGAGCATTATCAATACTAGCATCTTTGATAATATCTGTATTGACAATTGTATCTCCCGTTTCTGGGCGAACCTGACCTTTATCAATTTCCCTCTGAGCTTCTCCTTGTGCCTTGGTAGCAAAGAACTTAGCGAAGAATCTTCCTATTGGCCCAGTAGGAGTGTAAAATG